TGTGGATTACACACGTGAACAGCTTTTAGAAACATTCCCCCTAGCCAAGACAGTACCTCAGATTGTGGTAAACGGGTTCAAAGTGGGCGGCTATACAGAACTAGCAAAATATATCGAAGAAACAGGTTATACAGGAACAGGACACACATTATGATTATCGAAACACCATACAGAGCAGGCGACACAGTCACTATCAAAACCACAGCAGGCGAAGAAATTGTAGCACGAATGGTAGAAGAATCTACAGCATCCATCACAGTTCAAAAGCCAATGGCTATTATGGCCACAGCTCAAGGCATTGGTCTAGGACCCCTAGCGTTCACTGTAAATCCTGACGCTAAAATCAGTATAAATAAAAGTGCTACACTTTTTGTTGCCAAGACTGATTCAGAAATGGCAAAACAGTATGTTAGCAGCACAACAGGAATATTAGTCTAAGGAGCGTCAATGCCAAAAGCATTTAGAGTAAACGAAAGGTCTTTTAAACTTTTTGTTAACGTTTTGCCTACTACATATTTAGGATTTTATTAATGGCGCTTGAGTTTCTAACATCATCGCGGTCTACAAAATCGCATCCAGCAACTGGTAATGATATGTATAGTCTAGTACTTACTGTTAGAGACACTGAGACAGGAGAAATTGTGTCTTCGCATAGAATGGGTACAAACTATTCTAAACAAGGACTGCAAGATGAGATAAATTTAAAAACAGCAGAAATCCGCCCCGCCGCCGACGGGACGCCCCGTGTTGTAACAATACAATTTGGTACAGAAAAAATTGAAGTAGCACCCAACGGAACACGCACCAATTTAACCAAAGAAGCAATTCAACGAGAACTTACTCCTGCAATCAGAACTGTTCCTACAACACCTCCTGGAACTGTCTCCTCAATTAGTAACGTGACTGGAGGTAGCCAAGATGACTTTGAGGTAAGTTCCTTTGATACTATTGCTGTTACTTTTAGTGTTCCGTCTGCAGGTCCTGCGGAACCCTCGGTAGATTAAATGTCTGAAGAGTTATGGGCAGTTAAAAACGATCCTAACACACATGCTGGCGGCGCCTTAATTCCACAAAACCCTCGTACAGTATACATTGAAGGTAATAATGTAATCGAATACAGCGATCCTGCTTTTCCTGATGCACTGTGTCCAGCAGCCCCGCATTGTAATCCTGCTTCAGCAGAAGGTTCAGCATCTGTATTTGTTTATGGAAATCCAGTTCATAGAAACAACGATTTAAGAATATGCGGTGCCAAAACAATTGTTCAAAACCAATCCACTGTCTGGGCCGGAGATGTTGCCAATGTTCAAAGCATAGCAGGTAATATCTTTGTAGGTGCTCCTATGCCTTTTGTCAGCGACGAACAAGCCGCTGCGGTAATTCAAGGCGCAGCAGATGAAGCAGCCGCGGGCGGCTCGTCTACGAGAAATGACCCATTTGAATATGGTGATGGCGGTATAGGCGGAATAAGTCCTGTCACAGGTGAGTCAGGCGCATTGCCCTCAGGTCAAGCAGCGGCTGGCGGAGAACCACAAGAAGGTCCAGGCGCAGGGCCGCCTGCAGAAGGCGGCGAATGGCTAGTATTCCTTCCCCATACAGACAGTAGAGTCAATTCACAACTTGCAGAAAAAGCAATAGCAGTTGCGCAGGCTATGAACATTCAACTCACTGTGACCAGCGCCTATCGTAGCCCGGAATACAACCAAAGAGTAGGCGGCGTTAAAAGCAGTGCTCACATAAGAGGCAACGCTTTAGATATTGTACAAAGCAGTTTTACACAAGCACAGCGATCGCAGTTCATACAAGAGGCTGTGCGACAGGGTATAGGCGGTATAGGACTGTACAACACCTTTACTCATATAGATGTTGAAGGTGCTAGAGCATGGGGACCAAACGGCAGTAGAACCAGCCTGCCACAGTTTCCATGGGCAGTGACTGCACTTCAGCAGGTAGGTAGAGGTTGACAAACTCTAATGTCTATGTTATTATAGTAACACAATAAGGCATTAGAAAGGCTCAATATGACAAACGACAAAGTAATCTTGACAGACGCGGATGGCGTACTTTTCAACTGGGAGTATGCGTTCTGCACATGGATGGAACAGCACGGTTACAATCAAATTCTAAACGGTAATCACTACTATGATCTATCAGAACGGTTTGATATCTCCAAGTCAGAAGCAAAGACCAAAGTAAAAATCTTCAACGAGAGTGCTGCGATTGGCTTTCTACCTGCACTGCGTGATGCTATGTATTATGTAAAGCGACTGCATGAAGAACATGGTTATGTGTTTCATTGTATTACCAGTCTTAGCCTTGATGACAGTGCTTACAAACTGCGTAAAATGAATTTAGAGAAACTGTTCGGACCCACAGCATTTACTCACCTGATGTGTTTGGACACTGGTGCTGACAAGGATGAAGCATTGGAACTGTATCAAGGCACAGGACGCTATTGGATCGAAGACAAGTATGAAAACGCAGTTGCTGGTTTGAAGTTTGGCTTGAAGCCTATACTGGTTGAGCATGGATTTAACATGAATGAACCTGTACTGGACGGCATGGTCAAGTGCTTGAACTGGAAAGAAATCTACGAACACATCACAGGAGAACCAGCATGACAACAAACACACACGATGAGATCATTTTCGCTTTCAACAACTATCTAAAAGAAGCACAGTCTTTTGAAGAAAAGGGTGTCAAGGCCGCAGCTTCCAGAGCCCGCAAGGCACTGGGAGATCTACACAAACTTACAAAAGATCGCCGCAAAGAAATCCAAGAACGCAAGAACGAAATGTAATGTTAGCGCAATAAAACAGTTGTGTTGTAAATACTGTATGACACAAAACGAGCGCAAATGGGCCAATCAACTGTTCTGGATGGTAAAGGGACATCTTGTACCTGACAGCTGGCCAGAACAAGAAATACGCAAAATGGAAAACAGTTACTTCAATCGTGTCTGGGGAAACCACGAAGCGCAGATTCATTTAGAAGGCTTTGAAGCAGCATGGAACAAAAAACACAAATAATTGCTTGACAAATTCTAAACATCTGTTATATTGATAGCACGATGTGAACGAAGCAAGCGAGGGCAACTGTGTCTAAGAAATACTCCAAACGCTACTTGAAACCCACAGACTGGAACTTCAAAGGCAATCTGTTGCTAGGCACTGAATGGAGTGTTGCTGGCAGCAAAAAGGACAGTTTCTACACAGTTGCCCTTACTGAACAAGGTTTTACCTGCGACTGTACTGGATTTCAATTTCACGGTCGTTGTAAACATTCTATCAGCGTAGTAGAACGATTTGAATAATATCAACCAACCATAGAGTAGGAAAATACAATGGTTACCAAAACACGAACAGACTTTCGAGTATATGAAGAAGTTACCACACTGGGCAAGACACTGTGGCGAATCCGCATAGGAGGCCGCAAAGGTGATATGGTCACCAGCTGTAACAGTGTAGAACAAGCGGCAGAAGTTGCTCGACAGTTGAATTTAGATCCGTGGTATCTAGATCGCGGAAACACCAGAGCAGATCGAAATAGTTGACAAATCATAAAAAGAGTGTATAAATAAACTTGTAAACGTTGAAACAACGTGGACACATTCTGGACCTGGGGGCGGTACCGGGCAAAAATAACTCTTTTAGATAAATAATAATGTAGTTCGCGGATGGCAGTCCCAACTACTCTAAAAATACTAAAGGAGATTTCCAGCAATGACATATTATTTATATGTAAAAACACACAATCAAACAGGATTAAAATACCTAGGTCAGACATCTGCTGACCCATATACTTATAAAGGCAGTGGTACACGATGGACAAATCATCTTAAAAAACACGGTGCTGATATCTCTACAGAAATATTAATAATAACAGACAGTAAAGATGTTATTAAAGAAAAGGGCATAGAATACAGCAACCGTTTTAATATTGTCGAATCTAACGAATGGGCTAATCTTAAAATAGAAGAAGGCGACGGAGGATGGAGTACTTGGAATAAGGCGCCTGCTGCCCAAGCAGCAAGATTAAAAGGTGCTAAAAAAGGAGGTGGACTTCGATCAACTTCATTTAAGAAGGGCGACCCTGAAGTTGTAAATCTTAGTAAAAAAGCTAACGAATCTAAAGAAAGGAAGATTAGAGACAACCCTGATGTCTATAAGGAATCATACAAAAAAGTTTCTAAATATCAAAAAGAAAATAATAGTATGAAAGACAAATGCTGGTGTGTTCCAGAAAATCTTACAGATACTTCGAGATTCAATCTTGACAAACGAGTTTTTTCCGTATATAATATACAAGAAGGATGGATAAGGATTACAGAAGCAAGAGATAGGCTAAAGAGAAAGTCTGGAGTTTATGGAAATTTTTGGATCTATAATCCAACAACAAAAGAAAATAAATACACGAGCGGCGAGATACCAAACGGTTGGTATAAAGGTCGTAGAATGGAATACTATAGGAAATAATACTGTCTTATAGTTTAATCACGAATAGGTGATTGATGTACCGGACTTGGCTTTCGAAGGCCAACGCCTCCACCATAAAGCACATATATAAATGTGTGTTTTACTCCGGGGGCGAAAGGGATCGACGGGCGTTAAAAACTTATTTTTAGGTATTCGTGTTGACCTACGTTATTCAGTCAAACATTCTAAATGCAAACGCAAATAGAGCGCCAGAGATGGCAATAGCAGCCTAAGGGTATGTGAGGGTTTTGTAAGTTGAACCTAGTAACAGAATCAACTTACACTTACAGACGGCAAAAAGGTTTAACATAGTTTTATCAGCTGGGTAAGAGAATGTGCCCGTTAAACTAGGATTAGGACATTGGGTTACAAATAGTGGGATACAAAACGCACCACTCTGAAACTGTAAGTATCTGCTACACTTTAACGCACCTATATAAGTAGACTTTGGTCTATTTGTATGCTATATATTATACATACAACATACAGAGGAACACACAATGAACAGAAAAGCAAAGCCAGTAGGCATAGTTACCACAGTGAAGACTGTAATTGCTATGCCTAGAGAGATGTGGGATAGCGTAATGACTATCGAAAACTCACTACTAAAGAATCTAGACCCTATGGCGGCCCATATGGTATTTCAAAGTCTAGCATTTGTATGGAGCGGCCTCTTTGCTGCTATGCTGGGCAGCTTTGTTGCGTTTGGCATCAGTGCAGTGTTTCACATACTGCTGATCAGCGGAGTTGCAATCACTGCTATCACATTCCGTGAAGCAAATCGCAACCCAACTTCCGTAAACAAATTAGTAACAGCAGGCGCAAAGTACAACGGCCGCGCAAACAACGGTGAACATGTATGAGACAGCCCAAAGACTTCAGTGATAGAGTTGCTTATTTTTTAACAATGACTTTTCGTTGGTTCGCGGACACATTCTTCGCCAAACGCTATGGACATCGTGCAGTTGTTCTAGAGACTGTGGCAGGTGTTCCAGGCATGGTAGCAGGTATGTGGCAGCACCTACGCAGCCTGCGCAACATAGCACCAGACGAACGTGGCTGGATCAAAACGCTGCTAGAAGAAGCAGAAAACGAGCGTATGCATCTTATGATCTTTGTTGAGATCGCAAAGCCAAGTCGCTTTGAAAGACTGTTGATTCTATTTGCACAGTTTGTGTTTTGGCACTTTTATTTTATTCTTTACGTATTCTTCCCAACCACAGCACACAGAATGGTAGGCTACTTTGAAGATCAAGCAGTGGTAAGTTATACTCACTATCTGGAAGAAATTGACGCTGGCAGAGTAGAGAATATCGCTGCACCCAACATTGCTCGTGACTATTATAATCTAGCAGATGACGCAACATTGCGTGATGTTGTAATAGCAGTGAGAGCAGACGAGCAAGGCCACGCAGATGTTAACCACAGCATGGCAGATACCTTAATCAAAGGAATGAAAAGGAATATATAATGACTGATTCACTTAAAGACGCAATTGACGTATTGATGAACATTATAGCTGCAAAGGTTCGTGGACAGAGTAAAAAGAAACTAGAAGAGTTACTAGGCGGCCTATAAACTATGGCAATGAATCATCAACCAAAAAAGAACACAGATGAAGAATTGATTCAGCAGTTTCTCAAAAAAGGCGGCGAAGTTACTGTAGGAAAAACCAAGCCCATGCCCAGCGAACTGGGTATCAGCAACAGCACTTGGAACAACAAATTAACCAAGGCGGAAAAAGAATCCAAAAAGTGAATTGGATTGAAATAGATCGAATGCTCTACGGCATTATAGCAAGACACGATGCCGTAGAGGACATGCTTAAAGAAGCAGAAAAGCAGTTCAAATGGAACCGCAGTCAATCAGAAGCAGCAGTGTTACCGTTGCTGGAACGCAACACTTTAACCGACATTGTTGCTGAAAAGCCCAGTAAACAATCAAAACGATTGACTAAACGCAGATAACTGTTATAACTATAATAGTGAAAGGGCAAGCATCGAACTTGCCCTTTACTGTTTAACACATGTAAAAAGGAAATAAAACATGCGCAATCTATTTATGGCAACTGTAGCCACACTATTCGTAGCAGGCACAACCACCGCAGCAGAACTTGGTGGTTCAGTTGGCGTTGAAATTACTGAAAACACAGCTGGCAACTATGTAGCTGAAACCACACTGGGTTTTGGTGTAACTGCTGATACTGGCGCGGGCCTTGCTTTTAGCGGATTCAATCTTGAATCAGTTGATGCTGGCAATTTGACTGTTGACGAATGGCAACTTGGCATAGCAACTGATGCTGTTACTGTGTCTTTTGGAGATCAGGGTGACATTTTTATCGGTAATGATTTTGAAATCGTAGGCGGCGATACTATTGCAAACCCTGCAAGCGACCACGAGTCGTTGATTGTGGAATTTGGCGCAGCCGCAGTGCTGGTTGGATTCACTGACATCACTACTGACATTGGTGACATTGAAAATCTACAGGCTGCTTATACACTTGACATTGGTGCAGGTGCTGTTACTGGTGTAGCAGACTACAACGTCGACAGCGAAGACTACACAGTGGGTGTACGAGCAGATTATAGTGTAACTGCTGACGTTGCGGTTGGTGGCATTGTGACCTACGCAACTGCTACTGAAGTAGTTGCTTATGAAGCAAGTGCAGGCTATAAGATCGTTACAGCGTTTGTAAACGGTGACGATGCGGACGCATTTCAAAATGTTGGTGCTGGTGTAGCATATGACTTCAATGGTCTAAATGTATACGCAGAAGGCACATACAACGTTGACGCTGAAACAAACAGCGTAGGCGCTGGTGTAAGCTTCAGCTTCTAATTTACTGAACTCAGTAAACCATACTACAATCAAGGGCCTTCGGGCCCTTTTTTATTGAAATCAATAAATACTACTATAATAAGTGAGGGCATATTTTTAACAAAGGAGAACCTCAATGGGTAAAAAAGGCGGCAACAGCAAAGGCTTTATAAGCCAAGGAAAACACAGTAATGTCAGCAATGGCGTGAAAAAAGCAATGCGTAAAGACTATTTGGCCAGCGGTGAACGTATGTTTAATCAACGTGCTGCTTGGGCAAAAGGTAAGAATGTAGTTCTTACTATATCAAATCCTAATCCTAACGAACCCGACAAGCGTTTTATACGAGTAAACGCTAAAGACCTTTGGGGATCACCCAAATACAATAGATAACATACAGTAGGGCCTGCGGGCCCTACACTACTCAAGAGGGCAAAATAAATGTATGAATATAGAGTAAAAGTACTACGAGTTGTAGATGGCGACACAGTAGATGTAGATATCGATCTAGGCTTTGGCATATGGATACACAACGAACGTGTTCGTATCATGGGCATTGACACACCAGAATCAAGAACCAAAGATGCGGTGGAAAAACTGTTTGGACTAGCAGCAAAAAAGAGACTAGAAGAACTGCTGGGCGAGTATTCCGTACTGCGCACACAGGTTGCTAAAGATGGCACTGACATGAAGGGTAAGTTTGGCCGTGTGCTGGGTGACTTTATAGACGACGGTGGCAGATTCATAACCAAAATTATGATGGAAGAAGGACACTGTGTTCCCTACTACGGTGGAGCAAAAGAATTAACTGAAGCGCAGCATCAAAAGAACCGCGAGCGTTTGCTCGAAGAGGGTGTGGTAAATAAAGATGAATACGAAGCAGCAAAACTGATAGAACACAAGTAAAGGAGAATTCATGTCAGATCAAGTAGAGAAAAAAGACGAAGAAGAGGACAACGGTCCTACTACAAGCGTTAGCAATGATTTCACCGCAGGGTCTGACATTGACAATCCACAGGCAAGCATAGGCGGTTCATCCAGCGCCAGCGCAGAAACAACTATAGGCGGCGTTGACTTAGAAGCACATGCCAGCGCAGAAGCACATGCAAGTGCAGGTACAGAAGTAACCGACACAACCGCCGCAGCAAGTGCTGAAGCAAGCATTGGTGCAGAAGCAGGCACAAGTGCAGCCTACGGTGATACTACTGTTGAAGCAAGCGCCAGTGCAGAAGCACATGCAAGTGCAGGAGCACAAGCAGGTGTAAGTGGTGATAACGCTTATGCTGAAGTGGGCGCAGAAGTTGGTGCCAGTGCAGAAGCAAGCGTGGCCATAAGTCAGCAAGTTGGTGATGTGACAGTTAAGAACGAAACCGCAGTTCACGCAGAAGCAGGAGCAAGTGCTGGTGCAAGTGCTCAAATCGGTAAAGATGGCGCATCAGGTCATGCTGGTGCAACCGCTGGGGTAAGTGTAGGAGTTGACAATACTACCAGTGCTTATGACAGCAGTGGCAATGGAGGCGCTGCAACTGGTGGTGCAAGTATCGGTGTTCAGGCAGGTGCTGAAGTTGGCGGCGGAGCAACTATAGATGATGGTGTTGCTACTGTAGGTATAAGTGGTGAAGTTGCACTATTAGCTGGGGTTGATGTTGACCTGAGTGTCAGCGTAGATACAAGGCCAGCGCAAGAAGCAGCCAAAGACGCAGCAGAAGCAACAGCCAAAGCCGCAGCAGAAGCACTACGACAGGCAGACGCAGCCGAAGCAGAAGCAAGACGTCAAGCAGAAGCAGCAAAACGAGCAACTGAAGCAGCCGCAGCTGAAACAAAGCGCAAAGCAGAAGAAGTAAAACGAGCAGCAGACGCAGCCGCAGCAGAAACAAAACGAGCAGCAGACGCAGCCGCCAAAGCAACAGAAGATGCAGCCAAAGCCACAGCAGATGCAGCTAAAAAAGCAGCTAAGAAACTAAAGTTCTGGTAACAACATGGATCCGGAAACAGCAAAAGTAGGAATAGAATTTATCTACAACATGCGATCTCACGCAGTTGATATAGCAGTCGCAACTGCGTGGGCGCTGTCTGTGTATGCAGCGTTCCTATGGATCAAAAATAAGCTTGACAAGTGATCAAACTCCTGCTATTATATAAAAATAACAGCAGGAGTTTTTCTATGACAATGTCCATGGTGGGACCGTATCTGACCACAACCAAATACAATCGCAAGCAAAAAGCCAGCAAAAACAAGCGTCTTTCTCAAGCACAGGCAGAACATGAAGCTTGGCTCAAGTCAATGGGTGTAGGTAAAACAACACTGCCTACCAACGCCAAAGGAGAGCGTGTAGGCATTAATGAGATCCCAGATTACAAAACAAAGTCGTCAGTAAAGCTGAGTAATAATGTAGCTGGTCACGGCACAGCTAAAGAGTCACTGACCTACAGTGGCGAGCGGCAATTGCTGGGAATTGCCACGATGCACAAAAGCAATATGGTTCCTGTGTTCGCAGATAAAAAACAAGACGCAAAAGACATTGCGGAAATGCGTAGAAACTAAAACACACAGTTTAAGCATAGAAATCTAACTTAAATACAAAACAAGGAAAAGAATGAAAAAATTTATCGCAGTAATCCTGTTGGGGCTGACATCAACACTCAGTGCTAATGCTAGAGAACCCAGCATTCAGCTTTTCACTCAAGAAGAATATCCTCAGCACTATTGTCTATCATTGAACATCTATCATGAAGCACGTGGCAGTAACCTAGCTGATCGTGCAGGTGTAGCCAATGTAGTAATGAATCGTACCAATGACCGACGCTATCCTGATACTGTTTGTGCAGTAGTACAACAAGGCGTTCAAGACAGTGCAGGCAATATGGTGCTTCACAAGTGCCAGTTCAGTTGGTATTGTGATGGCAAGGATGATGTTCCTACTGATACAGACATGTGGGTACAATCACAGATGCTGGCATGGAACGTAATCGAAGACAACAAATATCGCGGACTTACAGAAGGTGCTACACACTATCACGCTACGTATGTTAGTCCTAATTGGGCCAGTGAGCTTCAACTGGTAGGCAGAATCGGCGCACACATTTTTTATCGGTGGGAATAAACACCTATATTATCACTACATCACACAGGCGTAAATAACTAACAATGTTTATAGGTATACTAACACTACTCACAGCACTTTCAATTAGTGCTGTTGCAATTTACTACAGTGTAGCAGGTCTTATGACCATCTTCGCTGCGGCTGCTATTCCCATTATGATCATGGGCGGTGTGCTAGAAGTAGGCAAATTGGTCACAGCAGTATGGTTGCATCGCTACTGGCGTGAAGCAGCATGGTGGCTGAAATCTTATCTAGTACTAGCAGTGGTGGTGCTGATGTTCATCACCAGCATGGGCATCTTCGGATTTCTCAGCAGAGCTCATATCGAACAAACTGCTGGCGCTGCTGACGGCGTTGCACAGATTGAGCGTATTGATGCAGAAATTGATCGCAATCAAAACACCATACTAAGAGCCGAACAGCGTATAGTAGAACTAGAAACCACAGGATCCAGTGTTACCAATCAACTACAACTGCAGATTGATCTAGAACAACAGCGTGTTGAAAGTGCATATGATCGTATACAACCTGCTATCGACGAGCAGAATCAAATCATTGCGCAACAGACTGCACTGTTTGAACAAGAGTTAGCCAAAATAGATCAAGAACTAGAACGACTACGCAACTTTATCAACAACGACGAAATTGAACGTGCTCAAGCAATGGTAGGCACAGCAGTAGACGGAGACTATGGCCCTGCTACTGCCAGAGCATTTCAACAGTACCAAGATGCCAAAGCACAAGAACGTGAACAATGGTTAACTAGAATACAACAGGCACAGCAGAACGCAGTTGTTCTAGCAGCACGAGAAGAAGTAAGTAGGCTACGATCAGACGCTGATCAACAGGTCAGAGCCTCAAACAGTCTTATAAACAATCTGCGACAACAACTGCAAGCCAATGACACCAACAGTCTACAGACCCTGTTAGAAGAACAGAATCAACGCATACTCACTACGCAAGCTGAAACAGATCAGATGATGGATCGCAAGTTTGAACTAGAAGCAGAATACCGCAAGCTAGAAGCAGAAGTAGGTCCAGTAAAATATATTGCAGAGTTTGTCTATGGCACTGACGCTGACAAAGATATTCTCGAAGAAGCAGTTCGTTGGGTCATAGTTATAATCATATTTGTGTTTGACCCACTGGCAGTTCTCCTACTAATAGCCAGTCAATTTACATTTGAGCATCATCGTAAACTGAGGCAGGAGAAAAAAGACTATGATCAGGCAAGGGCAGATGCTGACGTAGCACACAAGGAAGATCAAGTTGACAGAAAAACAGAGCAAGAGCCTAACACCGATACCACTAGTACCGAAGTTGGAGGCGGACAAGAAGGACGAGACACTTCCGAGCGAATGGCTGTGGCCGGAGAAGAAGACCTAGATGCTGAGCCGATTCATACACCAGATGATTCATCTACAGATCTTGTTCTAGAAGTAGCAGAAAGTTTTGTCGAAAAAAAAGAACAAAATTTAGAATCACAGGAAGAATCAAGCCAAGAGCGTGAGCGCAGAATTGCTTATGAAACCAAAGAACAGGACGCTGCTTTTGTTCTTAACAAAACACAATGGAAAGACGCGAACCCTGACACAACGCTTAAACACTACAAGAATCTTTATATCAAAGGTCTTATAGACCATTTACCGTGGGAAGAGCCCGCCCAAGAAGATAACTACATAGAAGAAGGTTATCGTCAGAACGGCGAACAAAACGAACGTACTCTATTCAATAGATTAAAAAATAGGTAAGCTTTGAATAAAATTAACATAGTTACAGCGCCCGACCAGCTGTATAACGATAGTTTTGAAATACTGTTGTTGTACCCCAGCAAAGATTTACAGAACGAATTACAAAATAAATTTCTCACACACTTCGAAGGTGATGTTAACATCTATCTCTACGACCGAGATCGCTATGACGAATCTGAGATGGAATGGGTGTTGAGAATATTTAAAAGCGTTGATTTAGTGATTGTTGACGTTGACAACACTGCTCACTTTTTTAGAGATCTTTTGGCTTATATGATAGGCAAAAGCAAAACTTACTGGTTGACAAATGCCGAAAAAAGCGTGTATAATCATATTAGTAAGCAGCACATTTATAATTTAGATTTTTTGGTCAATATAGGAGAACACAGTGTCCAAACACGATAAAAGACAAGAACAGGTTGTTAGAGGACTTAAAGTAGAAGTTCGCAATAATGATGTAGGATTTGCCCTGCGCAAGTTTAAAAAGAAAATTCAAGAAGACGGAATCATGCAAGAACTGCGTGGACGTGAGTTTTTTGAAAAGCCCAGTTTGAAGCGTAAGAAAGCAAAAGCTGCTGGCAGATCTCGTTGGCTTAAGAAGCTGGCCAAAGACCGTCTAGGTCAGTAAGAGGTAAACATGCGCATCGACAACGAAGTACGACTAGACTATAAGGATGTGCTGATCCGCCCAAAGCGCAGCACACTTAAGAGTCGTTCAGAAGTTGACTTGGAACGTAGTTTTATATTTAGAAACTATGTGCCAGACTTCCCCGACAACTGTACAGAGGATCCACACTATCGAGGCATTCCTATCATGGCTGCTAACATGGACGGTGTTGGCACATTTGCTATGGCAGATGCATTGGGCGCACAAGGCATCTTTACTTGCCTTGTCAAAACCTACACTGCGGAAGAACTGATCGAGTTCTATTATGGTGACGGACTCAATCGCACAGACTATGTGGCTATGAGCATAGGCACCAGCACAGCAGATTTTGAAAAGCTGTGCGCCGTGTATGCTAAGTGTGAAGACAATCTAAAATATGTTTGCATTGACATTGCAAATGGATATTCAGAACACTTTACAACACATGTACGTGAAGTACGCAAACGTTTCCCACATCTTGTTATTATAGCAGGCAATGTGGTCACAGGTGAAATGACGGAGGAACTTATTCTTGCTGGAGCAGATATTGTTAAAGTTGGCATTGGACCTGGATGTTTTGCTCCTGGGCAAAAAGTTAAGACTGATAAATGTTTAAAGAATATCGAAGATATTAAACAAGGTGAAAAAGTTTTAACTCACACTGGATCTTATAAAACTGTTACTAATACATTTAAATTTGACGATAAAAAATCAATAGTTAATATTAATGGTATTAAAGCAACTCCTAATCACGAGTTTTATGTTTTACATAAAAAACATCGAGAAACAGTAACAGATGATAATATTCATCAATATGCAGAATGGGTCGAAGCAAAAGATTTAACAAAGGATTATTTACTTCTAAAGCAGAAGATAACGGATATAGATATCTCGTTATATGGGAATCACAAATTAAAGAAAATGACTGGAGTATTTTAGATGAAATTTGAATTAGTTGAAATAGATATACTCGAAATTGAACCATATGATGGATACACATATGATCTTGAAGTCGAAGAAGATCATTCATACAATATCGAGGGTGTAGTGGTACATAATAGCGTATGCACGACGAGATTGCAGACCGGGGTTGGATATCCGCAACTTTCCGCAGTTATCGAATGTGCCGATGCTGCTCACGGCCTTGGTGGTCATATCATTGCTGACGGGGGATGTACTACTCCTGGTGATGTAGCCAAAGCATTTGCTGCGGGTGCTGACTTTGTGATGCTGGGTGGTATGCTGGCTGGACACGATGAAGGCGGCGGCGAAGTTATCAACAGAGCATTTAAGACTGGCGAAATACACTATGACAACGGCGAAGAATTAGTAGAAGCAAAACAGTTTGTACAATTCTACGGTATGAGCAGTGAAAGTGCAAACGACAAGCATTTTGGCGGATTGAAAAACTATCGTTCGTCAGAAGGCAGGACGGTCTTGGTACCTTACCGAGGTAGTGTAGCTGATACAGTACAGGATATCCTTGGCGGCATCAGATCAACCTGCACCTATGCTGGGGCTTCTAAGCTCAAGCAGTTATCAAAGTGTACTACTTTTGTGCGTTGTACTCAGACACATAATAGTGTATATGAAAAAACAACAATAGGTAGATAACACTGTGATAAATAAACTTGGACGCCATAATGGGTCCGATTATATCTTGCTTTAACGGGAGAAATAAAATGACAAGATTACAAACTCTAGACCTACCCTCACTACATCGTGCTACTATAGGGTTCGATCAACTGTTCCGTGATATGGATCGTGTGTTTGAAAACACAAAGTCTAACGGATATCCTCCATACAACATTGTACAGATCAACGAAGACGAATACATGATCAGTGTTGCCGTTGCAGGCTTTGGTATGGACAATCTAGATATCACACTGGAAAAGAATATCCTCACAGTAGAAGGTGTTGCACCCAAGGGTGATGAAACAGTAAACTATCTACACAAAGGAATCGGTGGTCGCAGTTTCCGTAGAACCTTTACACTAGCAGATCATATCGAAGTTCGCCAAGCAGGTCTTGAACTAGGTATGCTTAATATTCATTTGAAGCGTAATGTTCCAGAAGAACTACAACCAAAGAAGATTGCAATTACAGACTTTAACGGTACTGTACAAGACACAATTGAAGGCTAAACAAGTCTAGGGGGAGTGAAATATCTCCCCCACATAACCTAGGAGAAAAGCATGAACTCAGATGTAGATATTAAGATAGACGAAACAATCAAACACGTAGTCAAAGAGCCCGGCAAGTACAATGTGATTATGCTCAACGACGACCAAACACCTATGGATTGGGTAATTGAAATTCTAAAACAGGTGTTCCGCCACAGCGATGCTAGTGCTGAAACTCTTACTATGAACATTCACAACGAAGGATCTGCTGTGATCGGCACTTACAAGTACGAGATAGCAGAACAGAAAACTGTTGAAGCGATCAACGCTAGTCGCAATCACGGTTTCCCCCTACAGTTAAAGATTGAAGAATCGTAATGGATAGTGTAAGAAAGCACAGCGAAAAACACGCAGACACAGCGGGCAACAATCTAAGATCTCTTACACAGCGT